CATTATTGACAGTGGACATGGTGAAGGTTTCTGTATCGGCAACATTATGAAGTATGCACAACGATATGGTAAAAAGGGTGGCAGAAATAGAAAAGACTTATTGAAAGTTCTACATTATGCCTTGTTTATGTTATTTGTCCACGATAAGGAGACTCAAAATGAAAATAAGTAACGACACTAGAAGTATATTAAAAAACTTCTCAACTATAAATTCTGGAATCAAAGTTGATTCTGGTCAACAATTGAAAACGATTTCTCAAATGAAAAATATTCTTGCAGTTGCAAGTATACCTGAAGCATTTGATAAAGACTTCAGCATCTATAATCTAAATGAATTTCTGGGTGCAACATCTTTATTAGATAATCCAGACTTTGACTTTGGGGAACAATCTGTATCTATCTCAGATAGCAATAGTGCAATGACTTACTTCTATGCTAGTGAAGGCATGGTTCAAGGTCCTGAGAAGATGATTACAATGCCTGATGCTGAGATTGGTATCGAGTTATCATCAACACTATTGAATGAATTGCAGAAGGCAGCCGCTGTGCTAGGTGTAAATGATTTAGTTCTATCTTCAGATGGCACTACTATCACACTTTCAGTTACAGATAAGAAGAATGCAACATCAAATACTTTCAGCAGAATTGTAGGTGAAGGTAATGGTGTATCATTCTCAATGAACTTTAAGATTGAGAATCTTAAGATACTTGATGGTAACTATGATGTTCTTGTATCTAGTAAAGGCATATCAAACTTCAAAAATAAAGACGTAGACTTAGAATACTTTATTGCACTTGAACCTGATTCAAAGTATAATACATAAGATGTTATTAAGTGTGTTTAAAGTGACAGTCTCCGCTTTTTACATGGGAGTTGAGAAAATCTCATCAACCTTGGGGTCTCAACACGGTCATTCGGAGGGGTTTGTCCACTATCAAGATAGAATACTATGACACAAGAATTTTTATTTGTCGAAAAATATCGACCACAAACAATAGAAGAAACAATCTTACCAGATAATCTTAAAACAACATTCAAAGAATTTGTTAAGAAAGGTGAATTGCCAAATTTACTTTTATCAGGTTCTGCTGGTATAGGTAAAACAACTGCCGCAAAGGCATTGTGCAGAGAGATTGGTGCAGATTATATTGTCATCAATGGTTCAGATGAGGGTCGTCTGATTGATACTCTCAGAACTAAAATCAAAAACTTTGCATCAACTGTTTCATTAAGTGGTGGTGCAAAAGTTGTGATACTAGATGAAGCAGATTATATCTCTGCCGAATCAGTTCAACCAGCACTTAGAAATTTCATTGAAGAATATTCTTCAAACTGTAGATTCATATTTACATGTAACTACAAAAACAGGATTTTACCAGCACTACATTCTAGGTGTACTGTAATTGATTTTGCAATGACACCAAATGATAAACAAATTCTTGCTGGTACATTCTTACAAAGATTATGTGATATTTGTGATTCAGAAAATATTCAATACGAAAAGAAAGTTCTAGTAGAACTAATTATGAAATTCTTTCCTGATTTCAGAAGATGTCTAAACGAAGTTCAGAGATATGGTGCAAGTGGTGTAATTGATGCAGGTCTTCTTGCTACACTATCTGAAGAGAAACTAACACCATTAATTAATATGATTGCAGACAAAGATTGGTCTGGTATGAGAAAGTGGGTTGGTCAAAACTCTGACCAAGATTTCAATACTTTATATAGAAAAGTTTTCAATGCACTTGAAAGTAAATTAGAAGCAAGTTCTATTCCAGCAGTGGTATTAATTATTGCTAACTATCAATACAAAGGTGCTTTTGCAATGGACAGTGAGATTAACTTTGTTGCATGTCTCACTGAAATAATGACTGAGTGTAAATTCAAAAATGGGTAAACTCAGAAAATGGTTTTTTAGTTGGTTTGATAAACAAATCGAAAAGTCTTTTCAAAGACAAGCAGATAGACTGTTTGATAAATCAAGAATTAAATATAGAGACGGAGATAACACATGACACAATATGACGACAAAGTTCAATATCAGAGAGACTTACTAGCAGCCGAAGAGTGGTCAAAAACTGTTAAGTCAATTCATGCACACTCATTATCTTCTATGTGGTATGACACAAGACCACAAGATACAGAAGATGGAAATTCTGTATTAGATGTAATTTACAATAGTGGACTCATTAAAAGAGAAACACATGACGGACATACACTTTACTTTGGAGAAGAACTCAAAGGTGAAGCACTTGTATACGAATATCTTAGAAATGTCTAAAAGAAATCCATTCGACTACGTCAAAAATGTCAGTTATGATAAAAAAGATATCATGGTTGACGAAGTCGAAGAGAAGTCCTATGCACCGTTCTTGGTGAATAGGGCATTATCATATCACAAAGATGCAATCTACTTTGTGAATGAAATGAATACTAACCACGGTCTGGACAACCGTCTTCAGTATCAGTTTTATATAAATACTCTTAGAAAACGAAATAGGTTTTCTAAATGGTCTAAACCTTATGAAAGTAAGAAGTTAGAAACTATCAAAGAGTATTACAATGTTTCTACCCAAAAGGCCAAAGAATACTTGGGTATTCTATCAGACAAACAGTATAATGTCTTGAAGAATAGTATGAGTCAAGGTGGAAACAATGGAAGACATAGTCAACAATCTAATAGAGATAACATTCAAAGAGAAAGATGATTTCCTTAAAATTAGGGAGACACTTACACGTATTGGTGTTGCCTCTCGAAAAGAAAAAGAACTATTCCAATCATGTCATATACTACACAAAAGAGGTAAATATTACATAGTTCACTTCAAAGAACTATTCCTCTTAGATGGTAAGCAATCAAACTTCGATGAATCAGATGTTAGTAGAAGAAACACAATCATTGATTTACTACAACAATGGAATCTAATCTCAGTTGTAGACAAGACAAAAGTCGAAGAACCAAAAGCACCATTATCACAAATCAAAATAGTATCGTTTAAGGAAAAGCAGGAATGGAAACTCACTGCAAAGTACTCAATCGGTAGTCAGAATAAATAAATATAACACAGGAGGAGACAATTATGTTTTCAGGTATAATAGACTTTATCATGGGGATTTGGAATTTACTTATGGTAGTTCCAGTAGTTATCTCAATATGCTCAGTTATCGTTGCGATGACACCAACACCAGCAGACGACAAATTATGGGCTAAGGTTTACAAATGGTTAGAGGTTCTTGCCCTAGCAATTGGTAAAGCAAAAGATAAAAACCCTCTTTTAGATAAGTAATAAATATGATACAATAACAGTATCATTACTATTCGAATAGGAGTATATTATGGAAATAGTTGGAATAATTGTTGTAGTTTGTGTAATTGCATACTTTGTTTCTACAAATAAGAAGACTGGTTCAGTCGAAGTCTCAACTAAGGCACCTGCAAAGGCACCTGTTGTTGCAGACAAAAACGACAATGGAATCACTTCTAAAGCAGAGTTGAAAACTCTAACAAAGATGCAATTATTAGAACTTGCTGAGAAACAAAACCTTAAGGTTAAAAAATCAGGAACAAAAGCTGCAGTAATCAGTGAGATTCATTCTCAATTAAAAAAGTAAGAACTTAGTTCTTAATCTAACAAAAGGGGTCTTTTCGACCCCTTTCTTTTATCAAAAATTATAAATAGATGTATGGAAACTATATTTGATTTGATAGGTGATGTTGGTGTACCAATCGCAATGGCATTAGTCATGGGATTTTTTATATTCATAGTCATCAAACAAATCATGGAAGGTATAGTTGACAATATAAAAACACTAACAATGTTTTGTGAATCATTAGAGAATCGTGCAAGAACAATGTCAAACGAAATGATTAAGATTGATATGTTAGTGTCAAGTGCATTAGAGTTGAGACCAGATATAGAGAGAGTTGCTAGAGCAGAAAACTTTATAGAAGACGGAAAACTTGATGTAAGGAGGGACTAGTGGAAACAGAAGTCCCAATGATTGTAGAATTGATTACCGACTATGGATTTCCTGTAGTTATGATGGTAGGACTTGGCTATTTTGTTTACTTTGTATGGAACTTTATTGGTGAACACATAGACCCAGAAATAGAGAAGATGCATTTTGCATTGATACGAGTCATAGACCAAACAAGAATGCTTGACCAAGACTTAATTCGCCTTAAAGAAAAAGTTGATGTTGTTTTAGAATACCGAGAAAATGAAAAAAAGAAACAGGAATCTAAATCAACTAAAAATGAATAAATTAATATCGTTATTATTTCTAATAACGCCACTAGTATTCGCTGATGAAATCAAATTCGGATTTAAAAATCCTTCATTCAGTGGTGTTGGCACGGGTGCCCATTATCTTACCATTGAGAACCAAGAATTTTCACGTAAGAAACAAATAGAAGATGCCTTAGAATCAGCTCGAAAAGCAGCCGAAAGGGAGGCAGACAATACTGTTTTAGCAAAATTTATCCGTAATCTAGAATCAAGAATCTATGCCCAATTTGCAAAACAACTTGTCGAGTCAATGTTTGCAAATGATAATCCAGCAGGATTCGGTTCGTTTGTACTAGAAGGTAATGTAGTTACCTGGGAAGTTATTACAGATGAATCAGGTGCTGAGTTTATAAGATTAACAGTCACTTCAGCAGACGGTACAGAGACAGTTATCGAGATACCTGTAGGAACAGGAAACTTTGCTCAAGACCCTGATGCTGGTGGTGGAGATGGTTAGATACCTCTTAGCATTAGTTCTTTTATTACAAGGTTGTGCATCAGTTCCGAGATGGTCTGATAATCCACAAGATTGTAATCCAGAAACATGGGGTGAAGAATATAACCATGATTTATGGAACTATGCTAAGGCAAGTGGTAGAACTTTTGAGAGAGCAATGCCATATATTTGTGTTGATGACCCAGAGGTTGTCAAACTTCCAAGTTACATTGAACTTTTAAAATTACCACCTGCAAAAGAGAGACCAGTTCTTGCAGTATATAATTTTCAAGACAAAACAGGACAAAGAAAATCAGTTGACAACATAGCATCATTCTCTACAGCAGTTACACAAGGTGGTGTAGAAATGGTGATTGATGCATTGAAGACAGCAGGAAACGGAACATGGTTTCGTGTTGTTGAGAGAAACGGAATCGATGCATTAGTTAGAGAGAGACAAATTATCCGTTCAGCAAGACAAGACTATGCTCGTGCTACAGGCACAGATGAAGTCGAAGATTTACAACCACTTTTATTTGCTGGCATAATAATAGAAGGTGGTGTAATTGGTTATGATACTAATCTACTCACAGGTGGACGAGGCGCACGGACACTAGGTATTGGTATGGCAAGACAGTATCGAAAAGATGCCGTCACTATATCGATGAGAGCAGTTAGTGTACTAACAGGTGAAGTATTACTTAATGTACAAACTCGTAAGACTATATTGAGTTATGGTTCTGCCGGTGATATCTTTAGATTCATCGAAGAAGGAACACAACTCATAGAGTATGAAGACGGAGTTGGTAACAATGAGTCAGTGACTTATGCTACAAGGACTGCCATTGAAGCGGCAGTATTAGAAATAATATACCAGGGACACGATAGAGGTTTCTGGGAAATAAAGGGGTATAACGAAAATGAATAAACTACTTAGTTTAATTTTATTAATGTCGACAGGTTTAATTTTCGCACAAGCCACTGATGATAACGAGGTCAAAATCACTCAAGTTGGTGATACTTTAAAACTTTATATTGACCAAGTAGGATTTGGTAACAAAATTGGAGGTGATGACGGTTCATCTGGCTCATTATCTTCAATGACACTTACTGGTGCTACTTTGGATTTTGATATAGATTTCTTAGGTGACTCTAACAAATTATATGGACCATTTATAGCAGATAGTTATAATTTAATACTAAATGTTACAGGTAGTTCAAATGATTTTGATTGGGACGTTGGATATATTGGTTCAGCAGATAACGGTGACATAAATTTTGTCATCACTGGTGATTCAAACACATTCGATATCGACCAGGGTTATGTTAACTCAGCAGAATTCTTGAACGCAGACTTAGTTCTCCAATCTGGTTCTTCATCTAATATCTTTGATATAGATTGGGAAGCAGATAACATCGTATGGAATTTAGATATTGATGGCTCTTCAAACGACATCAATACTTTACAAAACGATGGTGAACCGAGTCTAACACTTTCATTAGATGGTTCAGATGCTAATATTGACATCAATCAATTATCAGGAACATGTGCAACTGCAAGTGCAAGTTGTACAAGTCCAAATGCGATAATAAATCTCAGTGTAGATAGT